AGAAGAAAAGAAACTATCAGACTACAATCAAATCAACAAGAATATCCAGGAGAGATTAGAAAAGCTGAACAAGTTAGCCAAAAGTTCTCCTCAAATTATGGTGAAACAAAAGAAGAAAATAATAAATAATAAAACAATAGAAAATGAAGAAAATTATTAATTTGATATTAGCAATCTTAACAGTAGGCACTCTTAATGCTCAATGGTCTTTTAAAACAATAAATAATGGATTTGATGATCCTTATAAAATTGCATATACACCAACAAATAATGGGGCAGCAGCATATATGTTATTTGTAGAAAATGCTATTGTACTTTCAATAGATGGTGGTTATTATTGTGAAGAAGAACCATTAATTGATGTAGTATTGGTAGTAAATGGAGCAGACAACAAGTTTGAATTTGATGGTTATAAAGGAGGTTCATCTGATGTTGTTTATATTACATGGGATATGGCATCAAATGCAGAATTTTTAAATGCATTTAAACTTTCAAGTACAATGAAAGTTAGAATTAATGAAAGTTACTGTACTACTGAACTATATACTTACAAAATGACTAACAGTAAAGCAGCTTTTGAGTATATGATCAAATAGTGAAACAATTTATTAAATATCTAGTGGTATGGATAAGCCAAAACTTATCTATACCATTCTGGATGGTAGGTCATGTACATCTATCTGTAAATGTATATCAGGACATTCATGAGATAATAGCATCATTAGGTATGAACATACTAGTTGCTATTGGTTTTTGGATTAGTTACAAAGAAAATAAACAAAGAAACAATAATCCTTAAATCAAAACAATGGAGAAAATAATAAAGAAAACCTGTTATTACTGTAGGATAGAAAAAAATGCATCTGAAATGCAACAAATTGTAGTGTGGTTTTGTAACACATGTTCAGAAAAATCCACACCAAAAATTAAAAAATCAATTAAATCAGAATAGAATATGAAAACAGCAGTAGAATGGTTACTTGAACAATATGTAAATAAAGGTATTATTACTATTGAAGACATTGAACAAGCCAAAGAAATGGAGAAAGAGCAACTATCTGATGCTTGGTATGCTGGTGATGAAGATGGAGCTATACATGAATTTGAACAATATTACAACGAAACCTTTAAAACTAACTAAAATGAGACAAGAATTACTATTCCAAGCTTTGGAATTAAAATATAAAGCACAGATTGCTGAAGCAAAAGCAGAACTAGCTATTTATTTTGAAAATTCAGTAGGTATAGGAGAACATCCTCAACATATTGAAGAAATGGATAAATTTGTTTCACAACTTACAGATGGCAATGATAAACTTGAATCATTACAGACGATATACAAAGAGTTTTATAAGAAAAAGAAATAGGATGATATTTTTTTCTGATCCTAAAATTAAAATATTGATAAAAGATATTTGTAATGAACATCATGTAATTTCTAAATCACATGATAGCAATATTGCATATTTATGGTATATGTATGCAGCTGGTACCAAAGAAGGAGTTTTCAGACCATTTATTTTTCTATCAGAACTAAACTTACTTGTAAAATTAGATTACTTTAGTATAGAGGAGAAAGAAAATATGTTAGGGATGCTAAACAGCAGTGATTCTGATAATGCAAATATGGCAGCATATGCCATAATGCATATGAGAAATAAAAGACTAAAAGATTATGGTTTGTGGATTTCTGATAATGAAAAGTATAATCATATCAATTATGTCACAGAAATAATTAACACTGAAATATTTAAAAATCAAAAGATAGCACCATGATGGATGTAACCATAGGTTTTGGTATATGTGTAGTAATTGGAATATTAATAATGATATCAATTAAAGATAATCATCACAATAACTGGGATGATTAGTATTATATAAATAAAATAATATGGCTGAACTTATTTTAAAATTCAATGATGAAGACTTTGAAGATGCTAGAACAGCAATGGATGGTTGGAAATGGAAAATGTCTATGCAAGATCTTGATCAACATCTTAGAAATGAAATAAAGTATAATGCGCAAATATCTAGTGATACAGCAAATGCATATGACTGCATTAGAGAAAAAATCCGGGAAATATTGAATGATAACCACTTAAGAATAGAGTAAATAACTTAAAAATAGAATAAATGACAGAAAATGACTTAATTGAATTAGGTTTTAGAAAAGTAGATATACTTGATAAAGACAGTCAAAATGGATATGACTATTATTTTTATGAAAAAGAATTATGTGATTCATTAGGATTATATAGTACTGATAGTAGAGATGTAATAGATGATGAATGGACAATTTTATGTTTTGAAATACCAGCTATACGTATAAAATCTAAAGATCATTTTATGCAATTTTTAGATATTATGAATCTTATAACTTGTTAATATGTTTACAGGTAAATTAATAAAAAAAGATGATAATCTAGTTTATGTAGATGAACAAAATAAATTAGCTTATAAACTATTTTTGGATAAAATTCCAGAAGGACAACTTGTTCAAATGTATATTGATCTTGCTGATGTAGATCATAGTAAAGCACAACTTGCAAAAGTACATGCTTGTATAAGAGAGTTAGCTAAAGAAACTGGTTATACTTTTGAAGAAATGAAATGGGTTGTAAAAAAACAATCTGGACTTTGTATACAGTCTGAAAGTGTTTTTGAATGCAAATCATTTGCTGATTGCAGTAAGGATGAACTTGGTTTTGCTATTTTAGCTTGTATAGAAATAGGAAAAGAATTAAATGTTAATATTAGCTAATATCTTTTTTTAGCATTTCTTCAGATATCTCTTTTTCAACAGTTAAATTATTTAATTGTGCTTGTCTTTCTATTTCAGCAACAATTAGAGTTAAAGTGTAAAATATTCTTTGTTTATCATTTAAATCAGTATAATTTTGATTCATTACAGCTTTTAAAATATCTTCGGTGTTTTCAGTATTTTGTTCTTGTAATTCTTTAAAAATTACAAATAAAGATGCTTTTACCATCATATAAAATGATTTATTTACTTTTATATCAAGTATTGCATCATCTTGAAGCTCTTTTACTTTAATGGATTCTGTTGACATATTATAATTTTTATCAAAAATAAGAAAAAAAATGAATCTAAAAGAAATTAAACAAAAAATGTTTGATAAACTTGAACCCAGCGGTTGGGATAGAATATTTAAATCTTTTATATTTAGTAGTGAGTTTGATGACATACTCAATAAACTTTACACACTAAGTCAAGAAGATAAAAGATTCACACCACCACTTAAACAAGTATTCAGGGCCTTTGAAGAATGCCCGTATGATAAGTTAGAAGTAGTAATTATAGGTCAGGATCCTTATCCACAGTTAGGAGTTGCAGATGGTATATCATTTAGCTGTAGTAATACAAATAAATTACAACCTAGTCTTAAGTTTATTCTACAGGAAGTTGATAGAACTGTATATGGCAATCACGTTATAAGTGAAGATTTAGATCTTAAAAGATGGTCTAATCAAGGTATCTTAATGCTTAATACAGCTCTTACAGTTGAAGTAGGCAAGATTGGTAGTCATTATGATATATGGAAACCTTTTACGGCATATTTATTAGATTGGTTAAATAATTATAATCCAGGATTGATATACGTGTACATGGGTAAAAAGGCTGAAGAATGGTCTGAGCTTACTAATGATAACAATCATAAGTTTACTGTTAAACATCCTGCTTCTGCTGCTTATAATGGCTCTAAATGGGATAGCGATGATATCTTTAATAAGATATCTTCAATTGTAACAAATACAACTGGTAATATAATAACATGGTAGTATGACAGAAATATTTAACAAACTAATAGAACAAAAATTAACACCAAATTCATTTTATGTTTTGTATTGTATTAAAGAAAATATTATACCATATAATTCTGTAAATAAAGAATTAGAATGTAGTAGATTACAAAAAGATGAATGGTTAACAGAATCTTTGCAATTAACAGATAAAAGCATTATCTTTATGATTGAAATAGATGGGTATTTTAAACAATCTAAAAAGAAAACTTCTAAAGATTTAATGGGTCAAAATTTTGTACAGAATATAGAGGAGTATATTAAAATATTTCCTAATAAAAAACTATCTTCTGGAAAATATGCAAGAATTCCTGCTAGAAATCTAGAAAATGCATTTAGATGGTTTTTTAGTACATACAATTATAATTGGGAAATTATATTTTTAGCTACACAAAAGTATGTATTAGAATATGAATCTAAAAACTATGAATACATGAGAAACTCTCAATATTTTTTGAGAAAACAAACTGTAGACAAAAGTTGGGATTCTGATCTAGCAATCTACTGTGAATATCTAAATAATAACCCTACTGAAGATGACACTGTATTTAATGACTTAATTGTATAATATAAATTAAAGTTTATGGGAAAGCTGTTTAATGGTGCTAGAAATTTGTTACCGGTCAGTGAAAGAAGTAGTCTTGAAAAAGGTTTACTTAAAATGAAAGCTAAAAGAGAAGGTAAGATACCTGCTCTAATAAGTGCATGGCCTAAGTTTAACGATGCTTTTTGTGATGGACTAGAATGGAGAACCATCACTGTTGTTGGTGCTAGACCTGGTACAGGTAAAACACTTTTTATGGAACAATTAGTATCTGATATTATTGCAAAAAATCCTGATCAAGAGTTCAGGGTATTAAAATTTCAAATGGAAATGGTTGATGAAACGAGTGCCATTAGAAAATTTAGTCTGATTACTGGTGCTGATTATAATACATTGATGAGTAAAGATGGAAAATTAATAGATAAAAGATTATTTGAAAAATGTGTAGATTATTATAAAGAAACTGCAAATATTGACATAATCAATGTTATTTATGATAACTGTACAGTTAATGAAATGTGTTCTACAATTCATCATGAATTAGAAAGACATAAGAAACCTGATGATTCGTATCCAAATATACTTGTTACAATAGATCATTCTGCATTATTTAAAAATGATATAGGTCAAAAAGACAAGTTTGAAATGTTAGGTGCATTAGGAGAAGCATTAACATACATGAAAAAGAATTATCCAGTAGCATTTGTTGTTTTAAGTCAGTTAAATAGAAATATAGATGACACTAAAAGACAAGTAGAAGCTACATATGGTAATTATGTATTAGATTCTGATATTTATGGTTCTGATGCTTTACTACAACATGCTGATGTAGTAATAGGTATTAATAAACCTTCTATAAGAAGAATAAAGAAATATGGTCCTGAGAAATTCTTAATTGAAGATCCAGATACACTTGTGTTTCATTTCTTAAAATCTAGAAATGGTCTTACAAGAATAAGTTTCTTTAAATTAGATAGAACTACTATGAGAATAATAGAAATGCCAACACCAGCTAGAGAAACTTCAGCTAAAATACAAGTAAATTAATTAATATGAGAAAAGAAAAAGAAAAAGAATTTTATATGTTTCATATGGAAACTTTTAAAACACTTGGATTAACAGATCCAGTTTTTATTATTAAAACTGCCTTTTATAAGAAAGGTAAGTTTGGAAAACAATGTCAATTTTTTGAATGGGAACTAAAAAGAGGTGAAGATATTTACATTGAATTCTATGATAATGTATATGATTCTGCAGGAAAAACTATTGATATTATACCTGGATCGGATGACCGTATGTTATTTAAACTTAAAAATAATCCTTTTTATAATGAAGAATATGATGTTACTGAAATTGAATCTGATGGAAAAATAGATAGAAAATATCTAGTTCCTTTGGGTGAGTTAGTAGCTGTATTATCTACAGGTCAAGAAATTAGTTATGCTCTTTATGAGAAAAGAAAGGAAGAAGCAGAATTAGAAGTACCACAATTGCAAACTTCATTAAGCATATTTCCTGATTTTGAACAAGATTATGGTAAAAAAGAAAATGTTGTTACAAGTGAAGAAGATGCGCCATTATCAGAAATTACCATCAAGGATCTTGCAGCAATTATGTTAATGAAACCAGTTAGTAATAGATTATGGTTAAATGAACTAATCAAACAAACAAAAAGTGAATTATGAGTATAGTACTGCCAACAAGTAAAGTAAAAGCGGAAAGAGTAAATCCTAAAAGACTTATTATCTATTCCAAGCCTAAAACAGGCAAAACAACTGCATATGCAGGTTTAGAAGACAATCTGATTATTGATTTAGAAAATGGTTCTGATTATGTTGAAGCACTTAAAGTAAAAGTTAGTAGTTTACAAGAATTATTAGATACAGGTAAAGCAATTAAAGCTGCTGGTAGTCCATATAAATTTGTTACTATAGATACTGTAACTGCTTTAGAGGATATGATTATGCCACTTGCTATTAAACTCTACAGAGCAACAGCAATGGGTAAAAATTTTGATGGAGATACAGTTGTAACTCTACCAAATGGTGCTGGATATTTATATATTCGTCAAGCATTTTTTCAAGTTTTAGATTTTATTGATACCTTAGCACCCACAATTATTTTATCAGGTCATATTAAAGACAAAGTGGTAGATGATAAAGGTGAAATGGTTATGTCTGCTAATATAGACTTAACTGGTAAAATTAAATCTTTAATTTGTGCAAATGCCGATGCTATTGGATACATGTACCGAAAAGGTAATCAAACTATTTTGTCTTTTAAGACAAGTGATGAAGTTACTTGTGGTGCAAGACCAGAGCATTTACGTAATGAAGAAATAGTAATTTCTGAAATGATTAATGGAACTCTAACAACGGATTGGAGTAAAGTATTTATTAACAATTAAAAATAAAATAAAATGGGTTTAAGTACAGAAGATCTGGGCACCGGTGGAACCGGTTTACCAAAAACAATTAGTCCAGGTAACAGAGTGTTAAAAATTAATTACGTAGAGTTAGAAGAATTTAAATTTATTGATAATGCTTATCATTTAATGTTGCATGTAGAGAGTGAACCAATTGAAGGTTTTGAAGGTTTTATGCTTGATAAAAATGATGAAAGTAAAGGTCATTATGCAGGTCAAATTGGTAGAGTAAAAGCTTCTCAATATGCATATGCTGATGGTGAAACTAAAACAGGTATCAAGATTCAAAGAGATAAATCTATTTTAATCTTCTTACAGAATCTTTGTAAATCACTAGGTATTAATGAATGGATGGTACAACAGCATAATAAACATGCAACTATTCAAGATTTTGTTGAAGCATTCAATGCAACAGCACCAATCAAAGATAAATATTTAGAATTTTGTATTGCTGGTAAAGAGTATATGGGTAAAACAGGCTATACTAATTATGATATGTGGTTGCCAAAAGCAGAAAAAGGTAAATATGCATTTGGTGAAATTGAAGACAATAAAGTTTTACAATATGACGAATCTAAACATCTTAAAAAACTAGAAACTAAAGAAGTTAAAAGTTTTGGAGATGATGATGATATATCTTTTAAACCAAATCAATCTTCTACAGATTTTTCTCTAGACTAAGAAATAGTTAGGGGGAATTAATAGGGGTTCCCCCTAATTTTAAATTTTAGAATATGATTTCAACTAAAACAATAATTTCTGATCTAAATGATGTACCTAGAGAATGGGTATTTGAATACTACCTTAATCTTAGAGAAAGATTATCAGGTCAAAGCCTTAAAATTAAATCAATTTTTAATGCTATAGACTTAATTCCATCCATGTGTATCTATACAGATAACAAAGGATACTATAAGTTTAAAGATTTTTCTTCAGGCTATGGTGGTGATGGACTTAATCTTGTAATGTATTTGTATAACTTAGAAAGTAGAGGTAAAGCATCATTTAAAATAATAGATGATTATAATATTTATATTTCTAATAATACATATATTTCTATAGACTATAAACCACAAAATAAATTTATAGTTACTGATTATGAAATAAGACATTGGACTACACTAGATGAAACTTATTGGAAAAGTTTTAAACTTTCTTCCGGTATATTAGAAAAACATAATGTGCATCCATTGTCATTTTATATTATGAATAAGAAAGATGATGAAGGACATATACTAGACACAGTAAATATCAAAACTAATTTCATCTATGGTTATTTTCGTGAAGATGGTACTTTGTACAAAATCTATACTCCAAAGAACAAAGACAATAAGTTCATTAAAGTACATGATTACATACAGGGTTCTGATCAGCTTGAATTTAAATCTAAGTATCTGATAATTACTTCTTCTCTAAAAGACTTAATGTGTTTTAAAAAATTGGGAATTAATGGTATTGAATCTATTTCCCCAGATAGTGAGAATAGTGTGATACCAGAAAATTTTATGAAACCTCTTCTACAGAAGTATCAAAAGATCATTATATTGTTTGATAATGATGAGCCTGGAATAAAATCTGCTCAGAAATATAAAAGCAAATATGGTTTTGAGTATATAAATTTAGATATGTCTAAAGATTTATCAGATTCAATTAAAGATCATGGTATTGAAGCTGTAAGAGATAAGTTATTTCCATTATTAAAACAAGTATTATGAGTTGGATTTACCAGGGTAAAAAGTTTACTGAAGCAAATATACCAGAAAATGGTATTGGATTTATTTATCACATGTCAGTGATATTAAATGGAAATACTTATGCCTATATTGGTAAAAAGAATTTCTTTTCAAATGTAAAAAAGAAACTTGGTAAAAAAGCTTTAGCATTAGTTACTGATAAAAGGTTAAAGAAATATACCAAAGAACAAAAAGCTAATTTTGAAAATTACTACAGTAGTAATCAACAATTAAAAGATGCTCACAAAGCAGGAGTTATGATTAAAAGAGAGATCTTGTTAATTTGTTATTCTGCTACAGAATTAACTTATCAAGAAGTAAAGCACCAGTTTAAATATGAAGTGCTTGAGAAAGATGAATTCCTAAATGGAAATATTTTAGGAAGATTTTATAAAACAAAGTAATTATGACAGAAGTAGAATTAACAAGCCTCTTATTTAAGTTGGCTGATCTTGGTGTT